ATTCAAGAGCTCAAATGAAAGAAGGAGCTAAAAACTTACCTTGGGAAGCTGAGGCTTATAAAAATTCATAAATAAACAAACTGAAAAATGTCAAAATTAAAAAACGCATCAAAACCACCTTTCTATAAGACTGGACCTTTATATCTTCACGCTGAAGATCATGATACTCCTGGCTCAAGTGGACCTGCTAAACCTAAAGCAATTGAATCTAGTAAAAAACCTGGCTTGCCAGGCTACCAACCTCTTGGTGATGCCGATAAAATGAAAGGTAATAGTGTTGAAGCACAAGCGTTTAATACTATCAACGCTAGGTCTCAAAAAAAGATGAAAGAAGAGCATAAGCAACGGGATTTAAATACTAAATCTGTAAAAGTAGGAGATAATTTTAATATTGGCCATAAGGTTGTTGGTATAGATGAAAAAACAGGTGATGTTTTTAGTAGAAAAGGTAATAATGTACAAGTTTATAAAAGCTCTAGGAGAGACGCGCAAAGATACGCACGATCGATAGGGCAAGGATATACGGCTAAATTTACACCACAAAAAATAAAACACGGCTATAATAGCGCTGGTAATCTTTTTGAAAGAAAATAATGAAGAAATTATTTCAATGGCTTACTGGTGGAGTGATAAAAGAAGTTGGTAACGTTATTGATAAACTTACTACAACTAAAGAAGAGAAACTAGAGGCTCAAAGATTAATACAAGAAATATTAGAAAAAGCTGATAGTGAAGCTCAGGCTCAAGTTACTGACCGTTGGAAAGCTGATATGCAAAGTGATAGCTGGTTGTCTAAGAATATAAGACCTATGGTTTTAATATATTTAACATTTATATTTAGTGTTTTATCTTTTGCAGATGGTAATATAGGTAGCTTTAAAGTAGATGAATCTTATACGCCAATATTTCAGTCTTTACTTATAACAGTATACGGAGCTTACTTTGTTGGTCGTACTTGGGAAAAAAATAAAAAATCAAGTGATAATAAAATTAAGTAAAAATAAAACTAATTAAATCAAATCAAAATGTCAAAAATCAAAAAAGAACAATTAGAGAAAATTCAAAGTCAACAAAGTAGACTTCAAGCTATATTTACGGATATAGGTGCTTTAGAAGCACGTAAGCATGAGGTTTTACACGCTCAAGCTGCTATTTCTCAAGAAATAAATATCACTAAAAAAGAGCTTGAAGATGAATACGGAGCTATTAATATTGATATTACAGATGGTAGTTATACTTCCATTGAAGAAAAAGATGATACTGAATTGTCAGTTGTTAAATCAATTAACTAATGAGCTCTGTAGTTAGAAAAATAAGTATAGGTTCTGATTACAAAAATGATGCAATGCATTATGCTGTAGGTCAAAAAGTTTATGGAGGTCATACTATATCAGCTATATTATACTCCGAAGACGATAACTCTTACAGTATCTATATCAAAAAGAAAGATGAGGTAATGCCATGGAAGAAATTCAATTCTAACATGGCTATATCTGTTGAATACGATTTAGAATACTAATGAAGAGTTTATTTGACTTTATTGTAAGACCAACAAACAAAAGATACGACAACGAAATCAAAATAGGTGACAAAAGCCTTATAACTAATAGTAACACTGAAGATTTTAAAGCTGTTAGCAATAGAGCTGTGGTAGTTTCTACTCCATCAGCGTATTCTACGTTAATTAAAGAAGGTGATATAGTTATTATACATCATAACGTTTTTAGAAGCTTTTTTGATATTAGAGGTAAAAGAAAAGACAGTAGATCTAAGTTTGTAGACGATCTGTACTTTTGCTCACCTGACCAAATATATTTATATAATAATGGTGATGATTGGAAGTCTTTTAGAGATAGGTGTTTCGTAAAACCACTGTTAGATAATAATGATCTAACGCTGGATAAAGAAAGAAAGCTTATAGGAATACTAAAATATGGTAATAGTTCCTTAGAAGCCGTTAAAATCGTTCCTGGTGACCTAATAGGTTATACTCCATATGGTGAGTTTGAATTTATAATTGACGGAGAGCGTTTATACTGTATGAAATCAAATGATATTGTAATTAAATATGAATACAAAGGAGACGAAGAAGAATATAATCCAAGCTGGGCAAATAGCAGTTGAGGAATTAATTAAGGTTGCTAAAGAGCCTATTGTTGATTCTGACGAGGATATATCTGCTGATAGATTAAAAAATGCAGCAGCTACAAAAAAGCTAGCTATATTTGATGCATTCGAGATACTTACTCGTATACAAGAAGAAGAGGATAGAATAAATGAAAAACCTGTAGAGACTAAAGAAAAAAGTTTCAGAGGTTTTGCTGAAGGAAGATCTAAGTAATGTACGAGCAGTCACTATATAAAATATTACCTGATCATGTTAAGTCTAAGGTTGTAAACAAGAAAAATAGATATAACAAGTGGGAGTACGGCTATAACAAAGAGTTTGATATGATTGTTATCAGTAAAACTGGTAAAATAGGTGATATATACGAAATACAAAACATTAAAATAGCTTTACCAAAAGAGGATAATGTTTTTGAGTTTGAAGGAAAAAGATGGAGACACACTGAATATCCAAAAGAGCTTTTAAAAATAAAATCAGTATTTGATTGGGACGAGCATCCTTTACAATTTAAAGAAAAATGGTATGACTATATTGATAAAGAATTTAAAAGGCGTGAAGAAGGTTTTTGGTTTTATAACAAGAACAAGCCTACTTATATTACTGGTACTCACTACATGTACTTGCAGTGGTCCAAGATTGATGTTGGGCAACCAGACTTTAGGGAGTCAAACAGATTATTCTTTATATTCTGGGAAGCTTGTAAGGCAGATGTACGGTGTTACGGAATGTGTTATCTTAAAAACCGACGGTCAGGTTTCTCTTTCATGGCATCAGGTGAGACGGTTAACCAGGCAACAATATCCACAGATTCAAGATTTGGCATTTTATCAAAGTCCGGGCCAGACGCCAAAAAGATGTTTACTGATAAGGTCGTACCCATCTCAGTTAATTACCCCTTCTTCTTCAAACCAATCCAGGACGGTATGGACAGGCCGAAGACAGAACTTGCGTACAGAGTACCCGCGTCAAAGTTTACCAGAAAAAAGCTTGACACCAATGAGAAGCTACAGGAAATCACCGGGCTCGATACAACGATCGACTGGAAGAACACCGGGGACAACTCGTACGATGGTGAAAAATTAAAACTATTAGTCCACGATGAAAGTGGTAAATGGGAAAGACCTACAAACATACTAAACAACTGGAGAGTTACAAAGACTTGTTTACGATTAGGTTCTAGAGTTATAGGTAAGTGTATGATGGGATCAACATCAAATGCTTTAGATAAAGGTGGTGAGAATTTTAAAAAATTATACTATGATTCCGATGCAACAAAAAGAAACCGCAACGGACAGACTAGCTCGGGACTATATTCTTTGTTCATACCTATGGAATGGAACTACGAAGGATTCATTGACGCTTATGGATTACCTGTATTCGATACACCGGAAAAGGAAATATTAGATCCTTTAGGTGATATTATAGATCAAGGTGTTATAGAACACTGGCAAAATGAAGTTGATGGTTTGAAAGATGACCAAGATGGATTAAATGAGTATTACAGACAGTTTCCGCGTACAGAGGAGCATGCTTTTAGGGATGAGGCTAAAGAGTCTTTATTTAACTTGACTAAAATATATGAACAAATAGATTACAATGCTGATCTACAAAATACCTCTACCATTACAACAGGTAGTTTTATGTGGGAGAATGGTATAAAAGATAGTAGAGTTTTATTCTATCCAAACAAAGATGGAAGATTCAGAATATCATGGGTTCCACAAATCGAGTTACAGAATAGAATAGTAATAAAGAATGGTATTAAATACCCTGGTAATGAACACTGTGGGGCTTTTGGTTGTGATAGTTATGATATATCAGGGACTGTTGACAAAAGAGGTTCTAATGGATCATTGCATGGCTTAACAAAGTTTTCTATGGAAAACGTACCACCTAACATATTCTTTTTAGAATATATAGCTAGACCTCAAACTGCTGAGATATTTTTTGAAGATGTATTAATGGCTTGCGTATTTTATGGTATGCCAATACTAGCAGAAAATAATAAACCTAGATTATTGTACCATTTTAAAAGAAGAGGTTATAGAGGTTTTTCAATGAATAGACCAGACAAAATATATAATAAACTATCTGTAACGGAAAGAGAAATAGGTGGAGTGCCTAACTCTAGTGAAGATATGAAGCAAGCTCATGCCGCAGCTATAGAGACATATATTGAAGAAAACGTAGGTAACACACCTAATGGTTGTGGAAGTATGTATTTTCAAAGAACGCTGGAAGACTGGGCTAAATTTAATATAAACAATAGAACAAAACACGATGCCTCTATAAGTTCGGGGTTAGCTATAATGGCCTGTAATAAAAACAGGTATACGCCTGTAGCTAAAAGAGAGCACAAGAAAATAGATTTAGGTATAAAGCGATACAACAACAAGGGAACGTCGTCAAAAATTATAAGATAAATGAAAGTATACACCAATGGTAATAGCTCTTTTCCTAGCCAAGTAGTTAGCGATGAAGTTAAAGCAAGCTTAGATTATGGTATTCAAGTAGCTAGAGCTATTGAAGGAGAGTGGTTTCAAGAAGGTCGTTCCGGTAATAGATACGCTCAAAGTTATAGCAATTATCACCAACTTAGACTATATTCTAGAGGCGAGCAGTCTATTGCTAAATATAAAGATGAGTTATCTATAAACGGTGATTTATCTTATTTGAATTTAGACTGGAAACCAGTACCAGTCATACCTAAGTTTGTAGACATTGTTGTTAATGGAATGTCTAATAAAGAATATGATATAGTTGCTTACGCACAAGATCCTGAGAGTCAAAAGAAAAGAACTGATCATGCTAGTGAAATAGCGGCAGATATGGTTGCCCAAGATTTAATTCAACAGGCAAAAGAAAATACTGGAAAAGATTTTTCAAGATCAAACTTAAAACAAGAAGAGTTACCATCTACTCTTGAAGAGTTAGAACTACACATGCAACTATCTTATAAGCAAGGTGTTGAAGTAGCTGAAGAAGAAGTAATAAATAATACTTTAGCAAGAAATAAGTATAACTTAATTAGACGTAGATTAAATCACGATTTAACAGTATTAGGTATTGCTGCAGTAAAAACAGGTTTTAACCCATCAAACGGAGTAACTATTGATTATGTTGATCCAGCTTATATGGTTTACTCATATACTGAAGATCCTAACTTTGATGATATATACTATGTTGGTGAAGTAAAGTCCATAACTATATCTGAATTAAAAAAACAGTTTCCAGATATATCTGAAGATGAGCTAGAGGCTATACAAAAAATGCCAGGTAATTCTCAGTATATAACAGGTTGGGGTAATTATGATTCAAACACTGTTCAAGTTATGTATTTTGAATACAAGACTTATATGAACCAGGTGTTCAAAATAAAAACAACAGATAACGGGTTAGAAAAAGCTATAGAAAAAACAGATAGCTTTGATCCACCTTCTAATGATAATTTCGAAAGAGTAAGTAGGAGTATAGAGGTCTTATATACCGGAGCTAAAGTTTTAGGTAATAACCATATGTTAGAGTGGAAACTCGCTGAAAACATGTCTAGACCTTTCGCTGACACAACTAAAGTAGAAATGAACTACTCTATATGTGCACCTAGAATTTATAAAGGTAGAATAGAATCTATAGTAAGTAGAATAACTGGTTTTGCAGATATGATTCAGTTAACTCACTTAAAGTTACAGCAAGTAATGTCTAGAATAGTACCTGATGGTGTGTTCTTAGATATGGATGGTTTGGCTGAAGTTGACTTAGGTAATGGTACAAGTTATAATCCTGCGGAAGCTCTTAATATGTATTTCCAAACAGGTAGTGTTGTCGGTAGATCTTTGACTCAAGATGGAGGTATGAATGCGGGTAAAGTTCCTATTCAAGAATTAGCTTCATCATCAGGTCAAGCTAAAATACAGAGTTTAATAGGTACTTATCAGTATTATTTACAGATGATAAGAGATGTAACCGGGCTAAACGAAGCAAGAGATGGTTCTACGCCAGATAAAGACTCTTTATTAGGTTTACAAAAAATGGCAGTCAATGCATCTAATACAGCTACAAGACACTTAATGCAGGCTCAGTTGTTTTTAACTTTGAGAGTATGTGAGAATATTTCTTTAAAAATAGCAGATTCTTTATCATACCCATTAACAGCTAACTCATTAAAGCAAAGTATATCTAATTATAACTTTCAAACACTTACTGAAATTGAAAACTTAAATCTACATGATTTTGGTATATATCTAGAACTAGAGCCTGACGAAGAAGAAAAAGCCAAGCTAGAGCAAAATTTACAAGTAGCATTACAAACTGGAAGCGTAGATCTTGATGATATTATAGACATAAGACAGGTTAGAAATTTAAAAATGGCTAACCAGTTATTAAAGCTTAAGAAAAAGAAACGTCATCAACAAAAAATGGCTGATCAACAAGCTAACATACAGGCTCAGGCACAAGCAAACGCACAGTCTGCTGAAAAAGCTGCAATGGCTGAAGTTCAGAAACAACAAGCTCTAACTCAGGAGAAAGTAAGTATAGAGCAAGCAAAATCTCAGTTTGAAATACAACGTATGCAAACAGAGGCTCAAATAAAAAGAGAGCTAATGGCTGAAGAATTTAACTATCAGTTTCAATTAGCAAAAATAAAAGCTGATGCCGAAAAAGGTAGAGAGACTGAAATAGAAGATCGTAAAGACGAAAGAACAAGAATACAAGCTACACAGCAATCAAAAATGATAGCTCAAAGACAAAACGATGAGTTGCCTAAAGACTTTGAATCATCTGCTTTTGATGATTTAAGTGGTTTTGGGCTGTAGTAGTTTAGCTTTAAATAAAAGCAAATATTAACTATTTAATTATATTATATTATGTCAGAAGAAAAACAAGAGGGAGAGTTCTCCTTGAAAGGTAAAAAAATTAAACCTAAGAATTTAGGTAAAACGAAAGACGAACCTATTAAAGTTGATTTATCTAAACCCGCTGAAGAGACGGTTGTTGAGGAAGTTACAAAAATTGTAATTGATACTGAAGAAAATAAACCAGAAGAGGTTATAGAAAACACAGAGGTTACTCAAGATGATACACCTATTATACAGGAGATAACTGAAGAAGATTCTCAAAACGAAGTAGAAATTTTAGAAGAACAATTAGAGCAAGCTATTGTAGAAGAGAGCGCTGGAATTAATTTACCAGAAAATATTGAAAAGCTAGTTTCTTTTATGGAAGAGACCGGTGGTACAATTAACGACTACGTTAGATTAAACGCTGACTACTCTAATGTTGATAACGATACATTACTTAGAGAGTATTATAAAAAAACAAAGCCTTATTTAGATAATGAGGATTTAAGTCTCTTACTTGAAGATTTTTCATATGATGAAGATCTAGACGAAGAAAGAGATATACGCAAGAAGAAACTTGCATTTAAAGAAGAAGTTGCAAAAGCCAAAAGCTTTTTAGAGGAAACAAAGAGTAAATACTACGACGAGATCAAGTTGAGACCGGGCGTAACTCAAGAACAACAAAAAGCTGTGGACTTTTTCAATAGATATAACGAAGAGCAAGGCAAAGCCGAGCAACAACATGAGTTATTCAAAGACCAAACTAAAAAACTATTCTCACAAGATTTCAAAGGTTTTGATTTCAATTTAGGAGAAAAGAAATTCAGGTATGGTGTAAAGGATCCTAGTAAAGTTGCAGAAACCCAGTCAAACATTAGTAACATCGTAGGGAAGTTCCTTAATAAAGATGGTAGTGTTAAAGACCCAGCGGGTTATCACAAGGCTATGTACGCCGCTGCTAACGTCGATACTATTGCTAATCATTTTTATGAACAAGGAAAAGCTGATGCTGTCAAACAAGTTATAGACAGTTCAAAAAATCCAAGTCAAGCCTTAAGGCAATCGCCTCAAACAGGTTTTAAAGATGGTATCAAAGTAAAGGTGTTAAATGAAGGTGCTTTAAGTTCATCGAAATTAAAAATAAAAAAAATAAAAATTTAACATTTAAAATCATTTAAAAATGGCATTAAACAACGCATTCGGTTCAATTAAACCGAGTCAAAAACAACAATTATTATCTGATAACTATTTAAGTTTTACAGATGGATCAGGAAACGATTTTGCACAACAATATCTACCTGAAATTTATGAACAAGAAGTAGAGCGTTACGGAAACAGAACATTATCTGGATTCTTACGTATGGTAGGTGCTGAAATGCCTATGACTTCTGACCAAGTAGTATGGTCTGAGCAAAACAGATTACACATCGCTTATAATGATGTAACTGTTGCTACAGCTACTACTTTAACATTTGTAACTGGTGGAACATCTCAAGTAAACAATGTTATCTCTAAAAATGATACTATCGTAGTTTTAGATCCTGCAAACGGACTAGAAGTAACTGCATTAGTAACAGACAGCGTTAACAACGGAGCTGGTACTTTAGCTACTCTTACAGTTGCTACTTATACTGGAGCTGATCTTGATGATACTTTCAACGTATTAGATACAGACTTGAAGATTTTTGTATACGGTTCTGAGTTTCAAAAAGGAACTGGAGACTCTGACATAAAGTCAATTACTCCTTCTTTCACTCAGTTCTCTAACTCACCTATCATCATTAAAGACAAATACGCTATCTCTGGATCTGACGCTGCTCAGATTGGATGGGTTGAAGTTGCTACTGAAGATGGAACTGGAGGATATTTATGGTATTTGAAAGCTGAGTCTGAAACTAGACTACGTTTTGAAGATTACTTAGAAATGTCTGTAGTTGAAGGAACTAAAGCTGCTGCTGGATCTGGTGTTGCTACTATCGCTGGAGATGTTGCATACAAAGGAACTGAAGGTTTATTCGCTGCTGTAAAGTCAAGAGGTAACATATATTCTGGATTTGCACCTGCTGCTGGAGATTTAACTGACTTTGACGAAATTCTTAAAAACTTAGATACTCAAGGAGCTATCGAAGAAAATATGTTATTCGTTAACCGTCAACTTTCTTTAACTATTGACAACATGTTAGGTGGAGTATCTGCTGGACCAAATGGTGGTGTTGCTTATGGATTATTTGAAAATTCAGAGGATATGGCATTAAACTTAGGTTTCTCAGGATTCAGAAGAGGTTCTTATGACTTCTACAAAACTGACTGGAAATACTTAAACGATGCATCTACTAGAGGAGCTGTTGCTGATTCAGGTATCGAAGGTATCTTAGTACCAGCTGGAACTTCTACAGTTTATGATCAAATTTTAGGAACTAACATCAGAAGACCATTCTTACACGTGCGTTATAGAGCATCTCAAAGTGATGACAGACGTATGAAGTCTTGGTTAACTGGATCTGTTGGTGGAGCTTACACTTCTGATCTTGATGCAATGGAAGTACACTTCTTATCTGAAAGATGTTTATGTGTACAAGCAGCAAACAACTTCGTATTGTTTACTAACTAATACAAGAGTAAATTACTGTAATTCTTACCCTCGTTATATTGACGGGGGTAATTATTACTTTTATTAACATTTTTATTTTATTATATTATGGCAAATCAAGCTAAAAAAGCAGTAGTAAAAGCAGAGGTTGCACCTCAGCCTATAAAAACAAAACAAGTAAAAGTAGAACCAGCTGAACCAAAATGGGAGATTAAAGATAGAACCTATATTTTAAAAGGTTCATACACTCCATTAACAGCTACTTTACCATCAAGACATTCTGGTAGATTTCCTTTGTTGTGGTTCGATGAAAAAACCGGGGAGCAAAAAGAATTAAGATACGCAACCAATCAAAATTCACCACTTGTAGAAAAACAAAAAGGTGAAGCAACACTTGGTCACGTGATATTTAAAAATGGTACTTTATTTGTACCTAAACAAAAACAAAATTTACAGAAACTATTATCTATTTATCACCCTTCTCTAAACGTTAAGTATTATGAGTTTAGTAAAGTAGAAAAAGCAACTGATGATTTAGTATATTTAGAAATGGAGATTGAAGCTTTAAATGCAGCTAAATCCATGGATATTGATCAAGCAGAGGCCATATTAAGAGTAGAAGTAGGTTCTGAAGTATCTAAGATGACTAGTAGAGAAATAAAAAGAGATCTTCTTATGTTCGCTAAGAATAATCCAGATTTATTTATTGATCTAGCTAATGATGAAAATGTTCAATTAAGAAACTTTGCTATTAAAGCAACTGAAGCAGGTATAATAAAACTATCAGCAGATCAAAGAACTTTCGTCTGGGCTTCTAATGGTAAAAAACTTATGACTGTTCCTTTTGACGAACACCCATACTCAGCTATGGCAGCTTTCTTTAAGACAGATGAAGGATTAGAAATTTTTAAATCTATAGAGAAAAAGTTCATATAACATGTAATAATCAATATAAGCCGGCTGTTTAAAGCGGTCGGCTATATTTTAGTAAATAACCTAAAAAAAGTAAAAATGGCTATAAACATAAACTCAGTTTATAAAGCTGTTCTAGTTGTTCTAGAACAAGAAAAAAGAGGTGTTTTGACGCCAAATGAATTTAACAAAATAGCTACTCAAGCGCAGCAAGAAATATTCACTCAATATTTTGATGACTTAAATCAATTATTGGGTATGCCTCAAACATCTTTAGCTTATGCTGATAGAATGGCTTTGTTAGATGAAAAAATATCGATATTTAAAACAAACGAAACTTTAACTTTAGTTAACTCAAAAGTAACACCAACTTCAGCTGTTCAAGAATTAGGTTCTGTAATATACAGTAATAGAGAAGCTCAAAGAATACAACAATACGAGATTTACACAACTAACCAGTCTCCATTAACAGCACCTACATCTTATTATCCTGTTTATATTTATGAAGGCGGAGAAATAACTTTATTTCCAACGCTAACAGGTGATGTTGTTTTGAATTATTTAAAATTTCCAGCTGATGTTAAATGGGGTTTTAATATAGATTCTGAGTTAGGACATTATATTTACAATCCTTTAGACTCTACTGATTTTGAAATACATAAATCAGATCAACCATTATTAATAGATAAAATATTAGGCTACGCAGGAGTAATGACAAAAGATCAATTTGTTATGTCTTTAGCTAACAGTAAAGAACAACAAATAAACGTTAACGATCAAAAATAATACCCATGGCAGATACAATTCTTACAAATGCTTTTATATCATTAAATGATATAATAAACAACTTTATAATCTCTTACACTGGACCAGGTAAACTTATACCTGACTCAAAACGAACAGAAGTAGTGTTTCACGCTAGACGATGTTTACAAGAGTTTGCTTACGAAACTTTAAAAAGTCAATTCATTGCAGATGAATTATTTTTACAATCTCCTTACGCTTTACCTGCTGATTTTGTGAGTGTTGTGTCTATAATTGTAGATGGTAACACGTATACACAAGTAGAAAGTAATCCTGGAAACGATGAATTCGCCATAAATTACACTACTAAAGTTATTACTTTTAATCCTGGCAACGTAGGTGACCCTGATTTTGAGTTCAAATATTTATCAAATGCTTTAACTAATGATGAAAATGCTGCTATTCCAAAGCTAGCTGAAGAAGCTTTATACGCCTGTATGGTTTACGCTATATTAGCAAATAGAGAAAACACAAATCCAAACTTATTACAAAGATTATTAATAGAAAAAATAGACAAATTAGAAAGATCAAAATCTAGATTAATTTTTACTAACTTTTCTGAATAAACAAAACAGATATGGCTATAAACGTAAACTCGGTATACAAAACCGTTTTGCTGATATTAAATAAAGAGCAACGTGGTTATATGACTCCAGATGAGTTTAATAAAACAGCCACTAAAGTTCAACTTGATATATTTGAGCAATACTTTGATGACTTAAATCAGCAGTTACGCGTGCCTCAAGCAGATTTTGATTACAGCGATAGACAAATCGATATAGATGACAAAATAGAAACGTTTAAGTGTTTAGGAAACTCTACCTATAACTCAGGCCCAACACTTGGTTTTTTTCCTTTACCTTACAATGATATATTGCAAGGAGGTATACCTATTGTATATGATGATGATCCTGGAAATAATGAATTTGCTTTTTACAGGCTAGGTACAGTTACTTATAATGATATAGAAATTCAAAGACTACAAAGAAAAGAATTTTACAATATAGATAGATCTGACTTAACAGCACCTAGTGAAAACTTTCCTGTTTACCTCTACGAAAGTGGTAAGGTATACGTAAAACCTACTACAATACAAACTGGCGTACAGATGTCTTTTCTTAGAAAACCTAAAAACGTTATTTGGAACTTTACGTCAAACAATGGTTATTATGAGTTTACAACTACAAACTCCCAAGACTTCGAGCTAAATACTTCCGAGCAAACTAACGTTATAAATAGAATACTTTTATATGCTGGTGTAGTTGTTCAAGATCCCACTATAATAAATGTAGCTGCTCAGCAGATAAAACAAGAAGAACAAAACGCAAAATCTTAATAACAGATGGGTTTAATTACAGAAAACAACGCACATTACTACTCAGGCCAACAGGCTTATATTTCAGACTCAAACGCTTTAAATGTTAGTATAAAGTGGGTTGGAGACACTAAATTAAAGCCAACTATACAAGGTGCTCAAAACTCTAATTATCAGGTATTTATAAACAACCAACTCAAAACAGAATCTACAGATTATAACTTAGTTGATGGCTCTGTTGTTATTACTTCTTTACAAGCGGGGGACGTAGTGATTATACAGCTTGTAGAATCTGCTAGACAGGAAAATTATGGCTCATACGCATATACTAAGTTAGATGACATTGTAAACAACTTTTTAGTAGCTTATGTTGGAGACGGCAAAATGATATTATCTGCAAAAAGAACAGATATTGTATTTTTCGCTAAAAGAGCTATGCAAGAGTTTAGCTATGATACATTAAAAAGCGTAAGATCACAAGAATTAAGCGTACCACCAAATCTAAGTATACCTATACCTCAAGATTATGTTAATTATGTAAACATATCTTGGATAGATCAGTCAGGTATTAAACATATTATATATCCAACTACTTTAACTAGCAATCCAACAGAAATACCTTTGCAAGACGATAAAGGTATACCTATGCAAGATAGCTTTGGAAACAATATAGAAGGAAGTTCTATAACAGAAGAAAGATGGAATACTAATGGTATTGGTGTTATAAATAATCAATTAGAAGACGGATCACCTGTATGGGCTGATGTATATGGTGGAGGTTTTGGCCAAGGTTTTGCTTGGCAAAGTGGTTTCTATGGGTTACAACCTGAGGTTAGTCAAATAAACGGTTGGTTTACAATCAATGAAAGAACTAATAGTTTTTGTTTCTCAAACGACTTAGTTGGTCGTACGATCATTTTAGAGTACATTTCTGATGGTTTAGCTTACGACTTGGATACTAGAGTCCCTAAGATGGCTGAAGAAGCTATGTATGCTTATATTTTACACGCTATAATTTCTACTAGAATTAATCAACCTGAGTATTTAGTTCAAAGACTACGTCAAGAAAAAAGTGCTAAATTAAGAAATGCTAAAATAAGATTATCTAATATCAAGCTAAGCGAATTTGTTCAAGTTATGCGAGGTAAATCCAAGTGGATAAAATCATAAATTAAATGGCAGAAGTAAAGAATAGTTTTATATCATCTAAAATGAATAAAGATTTAGATGATAGATTAATACCAAAGAACGAATACAGAGACGCTTTAAACATAGCTGTTTCTAGATCAGAAGCAGGTGACGTAGGAGCTTTAGAGTCTATACTAGGTAACTCTAAGGTTACATCAAGTTCTTATGACACTGCCGGGGAGATAATAGGGTACTTTGTTGATAACACTAACTCTCTTGTTTATTACTTTAAAACAGATTGGTATAATGCAGGTCCAGCAGATACTAATGCTAATTGCCAAGTATTAGTTTATAACTCATTAAATAACCAAACTAATTTATTATTAGAAGGTTATTGGCTTAACTTTTCTACAAAAAATCCTATTTTTGGTGTTAACTTGATAGAAGATCTATTGTTTTGGACAGACAATAGAAATCAACCAAGAAAAATAAACGTACAAATCGCAGCGAACGAAGGTAGCTCTCACTACTACAAAGAAAATCATATTTCTGTTGCTAAATACAATCCATACCAACCTATATCCCTTATAAAAGAAGAAGTTGAAGACGTTGTTAGTGTTACTTCAACAACTGTGTTTGATATTCCAGAAAACAATGGAGTAGTCGCTGGTATGACTGTATTAGGATCGCAAAACGGATCACCAACAATATCACCAAACGAGTATATAACAGTCGTTAGCGCAGTGGCATCAACAACCTCAGGACAAACTACTGTCACAATATCAGACGCGCCGACTACAGCTATTTCAGCTACAGATACTATTTATTTCTTATCATCGACTATGACTGATAAATCAAGCGTTAGTACTTGGCCTGGTGATCCTGATTACTTAGAAGAAAAATTTGTTAGATTCGCATATAGGTTTAAATTTGAAGACAACGAGTATTCTATTATCTCTCCTTTCACACAGATAGCTTTTATACCAAAACAAAAAGGTTACTTTATTAACGGGCAAGAAGATAATGCTGTTCAAAGTACAATTGTTAATTGGTTTGAAAACAATGTAAACAACATCGAGTTAATTATACCTCTTCCAGACATTATTAGCAATGTTGTTAGTTCTTATAAACTTAAGGAAATTGATATACTTTACAAGGAATCTGATCAAGTAGCTATAAAGGTAGTTGACTCAATAACGCTAGATGGTGTAACTGGAGATAATAATTTCTACACGTACAACTATCAATCTACAAAACCAATTAGAACGCTTCCAGAGGATCAAACTACTAGAGTATATGATAAAGTGCCAGTTAAAGCAATGGGGCAAGAGGTAATTGCTAATAGAGTTGTTTATAGTAATTATCAAACAAAACATACTCCTCCTCGATCTATAAATTACAATATTAACGTACAGACGAAGATTTCATCAGGTGACTACACTAACTTTGTAGAATATCCAAATCACACAGTTAAGCAAAATAGAAATTATCAAGTTGGTATTGTTTTATCAGATAAATTTGGAAGACAATCTGACGTTATATTATCTTCAGGTCAAGGAAACGGTGTTGATGTAGCTGGTGTATTTTTTGCTGGATCTACTATATATAACGAGTATATACAAGACGAGCCAAGCGGTTCTGGTAATGTTGATGCTGGTGATATGCCTGATGGTGTGATTGATTGGCCTGGTAGTTCTCTTGTAATGGCGGTTAACACGCCGATAACATCTACAAAAACAGAAAATAGCGCTCCTGGATTATATGCACAAGAAGCCGGAAGGTTTGACCTATTAACCTCTAGCACTACTATAATAACAGATTCTACATATACATTTGAAATAGACCCTAATGGAAATATAACTATACCTTCAGAGGGTGAATACTTAAGAGGTAATACAGTAGATTATGTGTTGGTTACCAACGTTAATAACACAGGTGGTAATGTTTATGAAATAACAACAACCGGTAGAGTAAATAACTTGTATGAAATAGAATCTTTAAACCCGATAGACACTAAGTTTAGTTATACCGTAAATACATTAGGATGGTATTCTTACAAAATTGTTGTTAAACAAACAGAACAAGAGTATTACAATGTATATCTTCCTAGTGCAGTCGCAGGTGGTGATTTTATTGAAGATTCTACAGATACAGATAAATCTGTAAGCTACATAACACTTGTAAATGATAACATAAATAAAGTACCAAGAGACTTAGCAGAGGTTGGGCCAGATCAAAAACAATATAGAAGTAGTGTTAAGTTGTTTGGTCGTGTTAAACCAACAGGTTCAGCAGCAGGAACATTTAGTAGTACTCAATTTTACCCATTTAGGTCTTCAGATATTTCTACATCAATTGGTAATACAGATGATTTACTAGGAGATCCACTTAGCAGCGATAGAACTGCAGCGATTTTTCAATATGAATCTAACCCTATTGTATCTAGAGTTTCTACAGAAGAACAATTTGGATTAAACTATACAAACTTTACTCACAGTCAAGGTAATCTTAGACTAGACAGGTTTCAACTTGCTGTTTACGAAACAGAACCTTTTGTATCTAATTTAGATATTTATTGGGAGACAGCTTCAACAGGACTTATCTCTGATTTAAACTGGGATGTTAACGTAGGTTTTGATGGTCCAGTTTCTTTGCAGGATACTAACTTTGAATTTTTTGAAAGCAACCCAGAAAAAGGTCAAGCTGGAAATATAGATCTAACAGGAACGTTTTATCCATTAAACAATACTGGAGGTGAAATGCAAAACACTGTATTAGGTGGGTATACTGTTACAAATGGACTTGGTCAAAATGTTACTAATGATTTTGAGGTAAGTCAAATTCCTTCAACTGGACTTCAACCTAATTCGTATTATGTACAACACTTGCGCCCGTTTGTATATGAGTATGGTAGTTCTAATGAAGATGTATTTACTTTTGAAATAGAAATCACAGATCCTAGTCCTAGTTCTTCTTGGAGCTCTGTTACACTTCCTTTTGAAGGTAGTTTAACCAATATAATTCCAAGCTTTGTGGTTCCAACACCTCCATATTATTATTTTGACTCTACTTTCACTACAAATCAAACAATACATGACTTTAAAGATGCTTCAAATGATGCTGTAAATGGATCTGTAGACGCAGCTAATGACACTGTTGGTTTTAGATGGAGGATTAATTCAGGTAATGGAAACGGTTATTTTGCACTAAACCAAAACACAGGTATATTGAGTTTGACTTCTGCTGGAACAAGTGCATCAATTGGTACATATCCTCTTGTAATTGAGCTTTGCGACGCAGCTGATAACGGTGTTTTAGACACTGGTAGTATTTGTACTACTAATTCAATCAGCATAGTAAAAGGTTATCCTTTATCTAATCTCGGTGAATCTCTGGGTAATTCAGAAACATGGGAGTATTATCCAAATGCACAGCCACCAGAACCAAGCAGTATTAGTTACTGTTATTATATTTCAGATGGAGTAATAGCCGATGCAAATCTACCTAACGGCGGTGGTGATCAAGGAAATTCATTATTTTACAAACAAGATGGTGTCACTCCTGTTGGTGTGCTAGAGAGAGGAGAGTTTGGGATTAGATTTGATGCTAGAATAGATCACTTAAGTTCAAATTTAGCTCCAATATCTTCAGATATAGTTATAGAAGCGTACCATAGGCCAACCCCTTCATCTTCTTGGGTACAAATAAATGATAGTAATGGAAATGTTTCTGATCCAGAGGTACTTGTGCAAAACGACATAAATGACTCAACGCTATTTGAGTATTATACGTATTTTGCTCAAAACACGCCGGGTGAATATGCTTTTTTAATTGAAATAGATAACTCTGCAAACACACAAGATGATATAATAGGAGAATATAATATTAGTTTATTTGATTTACATTATACGGGTGCGGGACAAGTGCAGCATGTCTATAGATACGACTTGTATACAAACAGCGGTGATGGTTTAACCACAGTACCTACTACTGGTTGCCTTGGTACTAATCCTATAGACGCTGTATACTCAGAAGTTCCTATAGCGGAATACGTACGTGAGTTTTATGACTCTTCAAATTTAGATCAAGTGTATACACCTCCTACAGCTGATAGATACTATGTAAGTGAGCTAAGATGGAGAGAAACTTCCACTGGTTCTATTGGTGTTGATGATAAAATTGCTTATGGAGCACCGGTTAACAATGATGGTCAATCAAGAGATACAGCTAAAGGAGTTATTAAATTGAAAGCTGACGGACAAAAAGATGGAGTAGCTAGCATAAATGCTCGAAGAGGTGCTAACCCTACTACTTGTAGTAACGGTAGAGGAAACAATAGAACAACTAACTTAATAGTGTAATAAACAAAAAAAACAAGTGATTAATTAATTATGGCAGCTACTATAGAATTGAAATACTATAACTCTTTTTGGTTAAAGAAGATTAAAAGCATTACAGATGTAGTTTCCGGATCAACACCTGCTTTTGTTTCTCAAAACAACAACATCATAAACATAAACTCACCAGGTTTTGGGGTTTTTAGTATGAATGTTGGACAAGAAGTAACTATAGAATATAGTGGTGGTACATATATAGGATACATAACTAAAAGAAATAGTGATACTCAGATTGTAGTAAACCCAACACCAGATCCTGTTATAACAAGCGTTACTAGCTTTGTGCTAGGACCTATAAAAGACTTTACAAACATACCAAAAGAATACAACGCATCAACAGCGAATATAAATAAAGACTGGTACATAGAAGAAGCAAGAGTGCGTGGTGGATACAACAACACTACTGTGGATTTTGGTGTTAAAGCATATGCTGTAGATCAAGTTAAAGAAGCTGAAATTAGAGAAAGTTCTCTTATTTATTCAGGTGTATATAATTCTAGAACTGGTATAAATAACACTAACCAATTTTCAGTTGCTCAAGATATCACTAGATCTACTGACCCAAGATATGGATCTATACAGAAGCTTTACGCAGAAGATTCTAATCTTGTTATTTTTCAAGAAAGAAAAGTAAGTAGAGCATTAATAGATAAAGACGCTATATATAGTCAAGAAGGTATGCCTTTAACGACTGCTTCTAATTTGGTTATTGGAAATATACAACCATATGCTGGTGAGTTTGGTATATCTAAAAATCCAGAATCTTTTGCAGTTTATGGTTATAGAAAATACTTTACAGATGCATCGAGAGGAGCTGTACTTAGGTTATCTATGGACGGTATAACGGAGATATCTAATTACGGTATGTACGATTTCTTTAGAGATAATTTTGGATCTTTACAAGGTGGTAAAGCTATTGGAGGTTATGACATATATAACAACTCATACGTATTATCTCTTCAACCGAATAACGAAGAAAATAAAGTAACTGTTACTTTTGACGAATCAGTCAAAGGTTGGACAAGTGTTTTAAGTTATATACCTACACAGTTGTTTAGTATTCAAAACAATTTCTTTTCAACTAAAGATGGTTCTATATACAAGCATTATACAGATATAGATCTTTTAGGTGCTGTTGTTCCAAGAGCTAACTTCTACGGTGTACAATATGATTCAACTGTAACTAGTGTATTAAATCTACAACCTTCTGTATCAAAATCCTTTAAAACAATAAATTATGAAGGTGGGCAAAATTGGTCAATGACTAGCTTTGTAACAAACAAAGGTTTAGTTAACGAAGATCAAGCTAACTTTGTAGATGTTTTCTCTATACCTCTAACATTGCTAGATATGGAAAACAGTTTATTTAAAAATAAATTTAAAAGAAAAGAAAATAAATACTTTGCTAATCTTATAAATACTAGCTCAGCTACTCAAGGTGAAGTTGTATATGGTCAATCAATTTCTGGAGTAAAAGGATTTTTTGCTACAGTTAAAATGACAGCTACTAATACAGCTACATCTGGATCAAATGAATTATTTTCTTTATCTTCAAATTTCTCAGAATCATCATATTAAATCAAATTAAATGAAATTAAATATACGTAAACTTACCGATAACGATTGGGAAACTCTTTGTTGTTGGTGGGAACAATGGCCTAAGTGGCAAAATCCACCTAAAAGCTTTCTACCAGATAACGGTACAGGTGGTTTAATGGTTGAAAAAGATAATCAACCTATTGTTGCTGGTTTTCTTTACTTTACAAATTCCGATGCTGTATTACTAGAATGGATAGTTTCAAATCCAGACTACAGAGACAAAGATCGTAAAAAAGCTATAGAGCTTTTAATAGCTACGGCGGAAAACGTATGTAAAGAATCTGGTAAAAAATATATGTTTAGTATAGGTAGAAACAAGCATTTGATAGAAACACACAAAAAACTAGGTTGGGTTGTAGATAAAACCCCATCACATGAACTAATAAAAAATATATAAATTATGGGTATAGTAACCGCAGCAGTAGTAGGCGCAGTAGGATCAGCTGTAGGTTCTGCAGTTGGAGCTAGTAAAGCAAAAAAAGCAGCTGGTAGAGCTAGAACCGCAAAAGCACAAGCACAAGCAGAGCTAAACACTTTAAAAGCAAATAGGCAGACAGTTATAAATCCATATGAATCAACAACTGATTTATCTGGTTTAGCAACTGATCTTTCAAATCAACTATCAAACCCTTTTGCGAGCCTTGGTGTTGCAACTCAAGCTGCTGAGATACAAATAGAACAAGCTGATATAGCTTTAGCTAATACTTTAGATACAATAAGAGCCACCGGAGCAAGTGCTGGTGGAGCAACTGCATTAGCTCAAGCAGCTTTAGCTAGTAAAAAAGGAGTGGCAGCGAATATAGAACAACAAGAAGCTCAAAACGAAAAACTAAAAGCTCAAGGAGAGCAACAACTTCAAGCTCAAAAAATGTCTGAGCAACAACGTTTACAAGGTATCGCTATATCTGAAGGTCAAAGACTTCAAGCGGCTGACGCTGCTGGTAAGCAATTTAAGTTCCAAACTCAAGAAAACAGAACTAACGCCGATATGGATAGAGCAGCTGGAGCAATATCGCAAGCCCAAGCTCAAGAGGCACAAGCTAATCAAGCTAGAGCAAGTGCTATAGCTGGAGGTATTGGAGCTATTGGAGGTATAGCTTCCAGTGCTATAGGAGCATTTGGAAAAAAGTAGAGGCTCCGGTAACAGGTAAGACCTCATTTAAAATGATAGACGTAACACAAGACTTTGGAATTGATGAAAATTATGGAACAAGAGTTGGTTAAAAATAAAAAAATATGAGTTATAGAAATCCACCTATAATCGTAGATAGATCTACAGACGTTTGGGGAAAAGCAATAGCTGGTTTCGGGCAACAAGTTGCTCAAGGAATCTTAAGTGCTAGCGAAGCTAGAAGAAAAGCGGAAGCAGCTCAAGCAGCTCAAGCTAGAAAAGAAGCTCTTGCTCAACAAAAGCTAACAACAGCTACTAGAGCGTCTTATATGGATGCAGCTAGAGATAAATACATTCAAATCAAAAAAAATGGTGGCTTAAGCTTAGCTCAGCAATTTATGAAGCAAGTTGAGATTGATTTAAACGGTGCTGATGGAAAACCAGGAGCTATAGATGCTTCTGTTCAATTAGCTTTAAATACTAGTCTAGATGCAGACCAAAGAGAAGAGTATAATAAAATAGTAGATAGCGCTAAAATGTATCAAACTGAAGCTGTTAGTGGTTTTGCAAACGTTATGTCTGGATTAGATTATGCAAAAGAAAAAGGTGAAGATATGCAAACAAAACCTGGAGGTTGGACTTATAAAGGAGGTAATAAGAAGGAAAGATTTTCTAATCAATTATTACACTATGCACTTGATACAGATGTGATGATCAATGATGATGTTATAGAGGACAGAAAGACGTATAAAGGTAAAGAAGGAGAAATATTTGTAGAGGGTATAACATTAGTTCCTGTAGAACAGTTTAATGAAGGCGGTACTTTTGCAAAAACATTAGATGAAGGTGAATTGAAAGATGTAGAAAAAGTCACTAAAGGAGATAAGGTTTATTATAAATTTTCTAGCAAAAAAGACGTAAGACAGTGGGATGGTGAGCTTGTAACAGATATTCCAGCTTTACCAGACTATTCTAAGGTTTACCAAGAA